AATTCCGTGTTATGGATCATGGAATGTCGGCGCCGACTGCTTGCCTTTGGTTCTCCATCTGGAGAGGTTTTGTTTTTGTCTATCGAGAATACTACGCCCCGGGGAAATTAATCTCCGAGCATCGGCAAAAGATTTCAGATTTAAGTGAAGATGAAACGTACGCCGCGAGTTGGGCGGACCCTTCGATCTTTAAAAAGAATACGGAAAAATATGGTGGATTTTGGACAGTTGCAGACGATTATACGGATGGCAGGGTAGATGCGCCCACGCTTCATTGGTCGCCTGCGGATAATGATGAGCGGCGCTGCCGAAATGCTATTGATGAAATGCTTGTAACTCAGGAATATCTTGTCCACCCGGTTACTGGGGAGAATAATTGCGCGAGGATTTTCTTTATCAAGCGTTCAATTGATTCCCCCAATGGGTGCGCGCACGTTATTTCTGAAACTAGGGCCGCTAGGAGAGTGCAGGTGGAAACTATCCAGGGCGAGGCAACTTTTAGTGACGCTAGGGTCAAAGGGGTGCCAGATCATGCTTACGATTGTTTACGTTACTTTGGTTCGATGAGGCCCCGCGGCAGGGAAGAAAGAAAAAAAACGGTAGATAAGCATATGACCTATGACTATGTTAGAAAGTCTACTCTTGCTTCTAACGGTAAACGAGACCCAAGGCTACGCATGGCGCATATTGGAAACGACTGGTAATGCCGAAAGTTCCAAGACTAGTAGATTCTAAGGGAAAAGAAATTCCTGCCGATCTCCTCACAAGAGGGAATTTGTGGGCAGATAGGATTTCGCGCGCAAATAGGCATTACGGTAACTGGTCGCGGAAGTATAAGACGGAGACGCTTGAAAGTTATTACTATGGGCATCAGTGGGGAGCTTTAGAAGACGATGACTACCAAGCCTACACCCACAACGAGTTTTTCGTTGCAATTGACATCAAGCAGCCCAATCTATTATTCAAAAGACCCTCATTTTCTATTAAGCCTCTACCTTCAAGGCAAGATTTTAACCCAGAGCGATCATTTCAGCGCGCGCAACTTAGAGAGGACACTGTCAATACACTCTTTGCGGGGAACAAATCTTTCTCCAAAGAAACAGAGTTAGGTATCCTCGATGCTTTTTTTAGGTTTGGAATGGTCGAGGTTGGTTATTCTGCGAACTGGGTTGATAATCCTGAGGCGAATAAACCGATTACTGCTGATCATTTTGATCCTGAGGCAGAAGAGGGTGAAGTAATTAGGGAGCCTGAAAAGATCCCTGTAGACGAGCAGTTGTACGTTAAAAGGATTCCGGCGAAGACTTTTAGAGTGGGGGGCACAGATAACCCACACCTAAATAGGTGTTCCTGGGTAGGCTATTATGCTTGGGAGAAGGTTTCGGATCTCCTGGCTAACCCTAAGTTGAAAATTAAAGAGCAGTCCCTGGGAAATTCTAATGCAGTCACAGATGATAACTATGATGACTACTTCCAGGAAGAGGAACTGTACGGAAACGAACTTCGTCTCAATGGGATGTGCAAAATTTGGCATATCTGGGATCTCATAGACAAAAGAAAGATAATTGTTGTCGATGGCACTACAGAGATTATTTTCGAGGCAAGATTTAAAAGACTTCCTCTCATCCCTCTTATGTTCCGACCTCGTCTTGAGAGTTTTTATCCTTTACCTCTTACATATAACTGGTTATCAGCGCAGGATGAAATAAATGAGAATCGAGAAAGTGCGCGCGCGCACCGGAGAGCTTTCCAGCGGAAGTTTATTGCGAATAAGTCCGCATTCACTAACGAGGAACTACAGAAGCTTAGGTTAGGGGTGGACGGAACAATAGCTTTCACCGAAATGACAGATATCACTAGGGCAATAGTTCCCATGCCTAATGCTGATCTGGGCGCTTCTCATGTCCAGAGCATTAATTTGTCCATGGCGGACTTTGATAACATTGCGGGAATTTCTGCTGAGCAGCGGGGAAATACTGGCGCGCAATCTAATAGGACCACGGCAACGCAAGCAAAGTTGGCGGACGCTAGAAGTGGAATTAGAGAAACTCGCGACCAGGCAATAATTGCTGAGTGGCTTTGTGCAATTGGCCGGGAAGTCCTACTTCAGGCTAAGGAAAAGTTAAGTAGCGACTTCTGGATCCGAGTCAACTTAGATACAAATGATGACCTTGGGTTGATTGAAGCGCAGAATCTGGAAGAATCTTGGCAACTAATTAATTCTGATGAATTTGGGGACGATGATTTCGATGTTAGAATTGACATCAACACCTTGTCGCCCCTAGGAAATAATAACGCTAAGAATTCCCTAGTCGAGTTCCTAGCTCTCCTAGATCAGTACAAAGTTATGTCGCTAGATCCTACTTTGGTACGGGAACTGGCGTATCGAGTAGGCTACGAAAATGAAAAGGTTATTGCAAAGCTGCAGAAACTTACTACCCTGGCGGCTTTGGGGCTGGAGAAACAATTAGAGGCCCAGCTAGGGGAACAACCTGGGGGCAATCAAAATAATATCGCGCAAAGGGATGCTGCCAATGCGACGCCGAACGATATCGGGCAAATACAGCAGCAAGTAAATAATCAATCAGTACAATAGGAGAAATAAAATGGCCACAGATGTTGCAAATGAAGAAGTAGTTGAGGAAGAAATAGTTGAGGCGGAAGTAGAAGAGGCGGAAGAAATTGAAGGTCCGGAACAAGCTGAAGAAGAAGCTGAAGAAGATGAAGATGCTGAACCTGAAGAAAATCTTGAAGATATCGCAGCGGCCCGAGAACTATTAAAACAGCTTCAGGGGCCGAATCGTAAAATAGCTATTCAAAATTTAGCTGCGGCTAACGGAATTTCTTTTACTAAAGAGCCAGAGAAAGCGCCAGACGCCCCTCGGAGTACCCAGCAAATTGTTGCAGACGCTTTGGGGCCAGATTATGAATTCCTATCAGATAAACTTGGGGTAGCTCTAGAGGATATAGTTAGAACTCAAATTGCGCCCCAGTTTACAAAGATCCAAGAAACAAATCACCAGACAGAGCTTACACGGGAGCTAGAGTCCGCGCAAGTTCGGCATGGTTTTAAGCCTGGAGATGCCTTATATAATAAAATGGACCAAATATCCACCAGGTTTCCCAAGGGGCCTACTGTAAGTATTAAAGAGTACCTTGATACTTTACACACCTTGGCCACCGCGGGGCAGGAAAAACTAAATAAACGGGTACGAAAAGTACAAAAGATTTCGGCTGCCGCTAAAGGCGATGGCTTGAAATCTTCGAGTGTTTCCGATGGCAGGATCACTAAACACCCAGATGGTAAACTATCCATCGGGGACGCTATTAGGCAGACGCTTGATAACGCTTCCGAGGAAGAACTTTATATTGATGGAGAGTAATTTATGGCTACAGCTACTTATGGGCGAGCCGGCGTACCTTCAACAAAAACATTAAATCTCGATTATGTTTTTGCTCAGTCGCTGGCCGCTAGTCGAAAGACGATGGAAGACAATATCACGTCTAACAACGCTCTTTGGCACTTGATTAAAAAGAACGGGACTTACGAGTCCCAGGATGGCGGGACGAATATCGAAGCGCCGCTGCGTTATGCAAATAATGCGCCGGACACTTATTCTGGGTACGATACTTTAGACGTTACCCCGATTGATGGTGTCACTAAGGCATTGTTTGATTGGCGAGACGTTTCTACTTCGATTATCGTTTCGCACAAAGAGCGGCGCGAAAACGCCCAGCGAATCATTAACTTGGTGGAGACGAAACTTCAGCAGGCCAGTGATGGTATGCAGGAATTTATTCCTGAGATGCTTTTCCAGGGGAATGGTGCGGGCGCTTTGAACACTCCGCGTGTTTCTGCCAGGAATGGTTCTTTGGGAATTACGCCCCTTGGGCAATTAGTTCCCCTTGATCCTACAACTGGGGTAATTGGAAACATTGATCCGGCCACGGAAACTTGGTGGCAGAGTCAGCAAACTGCTTCAACGGCGACTACTTATGATGCGTTGCTTCGGGAAGTTGATTTGCTTATCGCAAATGCCGGAAAAGGTACGGGCGGAAAGCCTGACTTGCTAATCACTGATTTGACCACTTTTATTACGTTGAAGTTTGCAATTTATCAGCGTAATCGTAGTGATCCCCAGCCTGTTGCTAACTTCCCGTTTGAGTCAGTTTCTCATAACGGCACTGCGATCACTTGGGACGAGAAGGTTCCTGATCTTTCTGGTGGCGGACTTGATGCAACTGCTTCGGGCGCGCTCGGAACAATGTGGGCGCTCAATTCAAAGTACTTCAAGGTCATTTATGACTCGGAAACAAACTTTAAGATGCGGCCCTTTATGGAAATGCCTCTGCAGAACGCAAAAGCAGCGCATATTTTCTGGCGCGGCAACACTGTCATGACGAATCGTCGTAAACACGGCGTTCTGACTAATATTTCACGCGGCATCGTGGCGTAAAGGAGTACCACAATGAATTTCAAAACACTAAACGATGTTAAGCCAGAAGTAGTCACGTATCTTGCGGGAAATGCTTCTACAGTTGCAATTGTTGCCGGTAATCCTGTTTGCCTTTCTATGAATGGTACGGATGACGGGCATGATGTGGAAGAGTTAAGTAGCTCCTCTGTAACATCTGCGCATAGCTTCTTTATTGGAATTGCCGTTGCAGGTATTCCCGCAGCAGGGCGTGCAGAAGTTACCGTTTCTGGTTTCGCTAGGAATGTAAATATTCTTAGGGGAACTCGGGCTGCTTCTACTGACACTTGGGCAACCACTCCGGCAATTGCTTTGGGGGATGTATTACTCCCTAATACCGTAGGGAATGCTTTGTCGCGTTCAACTGCGGGCGCTGCTACTGTTGCAAATGCAAGAGCTGTTGCAATGGGGACTGCGGCTTCCGTTGCTACTGCGGCTTCAACAACTTCCGAGACTGGACTTCGTAGAATTACCACTATGAATGTTTGGCTACGTTCTATGTAACTCCGTTGCGAACGGGCGGGAGGGGTTTTTAAGCCTCGGGAGTTTATCAACCTCTCCCTCCTGTTAGAAAGAATTAAATGAAACATATTTTAATAGCTGTAAATTGTTTAACTTCGGTTAATGCCCTAGCGTACTCTAGCCATTGTAGTTTTTGGCATGATTGTGCGAGCGATTTTCCAGATTTTAAGTTCCACCTATTTGCGCCGGGGCGAATGTCTATCGACCGTATGCGTAACGAGTCCGCGAGAATTCTTTTAGTGAACGATTGGGACTACTTGATGTTCCTAGACGATGACGTTTTAGTCCCCCAGCATTGTTTTAAGATGCTTTACGAGGCAATAGGTTCGGGTAGCACTGGAGTAGTTGCAGGAAATACTTTGGTTCGCACCTACCCTTATCCGCCCATGTATTTTAAGTACACCTCAAAGACTGAAAAGGAGGCGCACCTAGAACATTACTACGACTATGCAAAGATATCTAATAGGGTCGATAAAGACCAACCAATAACGGAAGTAGACGCGGTAGGCTTTTCCTGCGCGCTGATTAGAGGTGATCTTCTCCGAGAAATGAAAGCGCCCTATTTCTTAACAGGGACGCAGAATACTGAGGACGTCTATTTTTGTGTCAAGATTCACAATGAGTCGCCGGGCACGAAATTGCTAGGGCACTATGGGGTTATTACGAGCCACCTAGTAAGCCAGATCGTAGAAGTTAATTCGCAGAATGTAAATATGATGCGCGCGTTCGATGAGATTTTCCTTGGCTGCGTGCCGGAAAAAGACCGGGGCGATCGGGGCGAGGAATACCATGACGCCGTGCTTAAACTGGAATTCAAGAAAGTATCCGCATGAAGAAATTAAACTTAGGCTGCGGGCATAACGTAATTGACGGTTACGTGAACATTGATGTCCAAGAACTTCCAGGTGTTGATCTATCGCTAGACTTTATCAAGAATAAACTGCCCTTTGAAGACGGGGAAGTTTCTGAAGTGGTTATGTACCACACGATTGAGCATGTCGAAAAGAAGCACCACTATGCGATCTTTAGTGAAATTAGGCGTGTTCTGGGTATTGGTGGCGAGCTTTTCTTATCTTATCCTGATTTCTTTAATTGTGTGGAGCGGCTAAAGACGGCCACGGACGACGACCGGCAATTTTGGGAAGCAACAATTTATGGGCGGCAACTAGTTCCGTCAGATTATCATGTTTGTGTAATTTCTTCGGCGTATCTTCTAGGTATTCTTGCGCCTTTGGGGTTTGCTGAATTTGCGGTCGCAGAGGAAGACGACGGCCCGCACTATCAAGTTTTGAGGTGTACCGCCTCGGAAAAAGTAATGTCGCGGGAGAAGTTGTTTTACGACGAAGTGTATGCTTCTGCGGATTACCCCTTTAAGAGTGAAGGAGATTAGATGAAGATTCCAGGATTGGTTGAAGTTTTTACCCCAAACGTAGTGCGGGAAAATCCCGGAGGTATGCGCGATGATGAAATTGTTGAAGCAATGCGATTTTTTGGTCCTGGGCATGACGCTGCCAGGGTAGAAGATCTTGATGAAGATACAATTGCACAACTTTTAATCATTCAAAAGGCTTGCCAGCAGTATCATGTCTGGGGGCGTAACCGATTAAAGATCGGGCTAGAAGATTTTAAGCTTGAAGTTATTGCCACGGACCCCGATGGTGATGGAAGTCCCGTAGGTTTTATTGACGCGGGCTTGGCTTTAGTTGTCAAGCATAAAGAAACGGGGAACGTAGGTAATTTTGACCTGTTTTATCCTTCAGGTTTCAGCGGTCGGCATGGTAGCGGTTCAGAATTTCCTAATGGTGCTCGGCAGACTGCTTCTCAACTAATCAAACTAGGGACTCCTGGTTAATTCCCCCTAAACCAAAATGGCAAACACTAGGGCAGCGGTTCGGACAAGGGTTTTGGCGACTCTCAACGATGCCGCTGCCACTTTTTTTACTACGACTGCGGTGAATGACTCCATACAGGACATTTATCATGATATCGTAGTACATGTGCGGCCATTTATTAAGCAGTTCGTAATGGACTACGAGGCGAACACTGTCTACTATCACCTGTATAACATTATTTCAGATTTTAAAAATGTAGATAAGATTTGGAGTGTCGAGAGCAAAAGTTGGCTGGATCGGGTAGGGTTTCAGCAGCTAGAAATGATGGACTCGAAATGGGAAACAAGGGCGGGGCGGCCAACTTGTTATGTTATTGCAGATAGTAAATATGTGGGCTTTTACCCGCACCCCAAAACGACAGTAGATTCCGTCGAGATTTATTACAACTCCATCCCCGCGGATTTGGCCGATGGAACGGTAATGGACTTTGCAGATTTAGACCCTCAGGTTATTGAATGGGGAGTCCTTGCAGATTTATTTGAACAGGCGGAAGAATACGCCAAAGCGCAAACATATTACGTGCAATATCGAGATGCCCTACAGCGCGCGAAAGTGTTATCGAACGGGCGGCAAAGGACGGACCAGTTTATGTTCCTTTGGCCGCATAGGATAGGAAGTAATGGCAGCTCCAACGGAAGACCCTACTAGTCGTTCTGCGTTGCGTTTAAAGTCAACGCTTTTAGCCTACTTGCGTAGATATCTTAACGACTAATGCCTTTAGAAATTTTTACTGACGCTTATTTAACTCAGCTTGCGGAAGATGCGGAGCTGGACATCTCTCGGCGTCTTTTACCCTTTTTTGAGCGGTTTTCAATTACTACTGTAGTTGATCAGGCGATCTACACCCTTCCCGCAGGTGTTAAGGACATTATCAGGGTTACTTGGAAAGGGGACGCCCTTTGCCCTATAACCATAGATGAGATTGTCCAGGGGGCAGATCAGCTCCTAGAGAAAGAAGGGTCGCCGCCGATCTATTATATGCGCGGGTTCGATAACCTTGCGTCCATAAGATTGTTGCCCGCGCCCCAGGAAGTTCTCACGGCTGACGATACTTCGATCTACCAGGATGATATCACTACGCTTTTAGTTGTCACTGCGAAAATGGACCCTACCATTAGCGCGACTGATTTTGTGCTCCCAGATTACCTCGCCCGGCGTACTGTGAAACACTATGTTTTATGGCACGCTTTTTTACGTGAGGGCTTGGGGCAGAATATTGATGCTTCTAGATATCACGAATCCAGATATAATCAAATGCTGGATATGTACCGCGACTCGGAAGTTAACCATGCCGGCGCAATGTACCTGCTGGGCGGGCACCAAAGAAAAAAAAAGTCCTACATCGACCGCCTACCTGAGTTAATTGTTCCGTTGGGTGCTAGAACTATTCCGTTGTTGGCTGAAAGCGGGACGCCGCTTACCGGAGAAGATGGCGTTGAGATTTTGCTGGAGATCTAATGAAAAAACTACTTCTACTCTTTTTGTGCGTTAGCCTTTACGGGCAAAAGATTAGTGACTTGCCGGCGCTCGTCGCTACCCCTGCTGACGATGACATTTTAGTTATCGTTGATACTAGTCTTACGCAGACTAAGCATATCACTTGGGCTAACATTAAATCTTTTGGGGTAGATCACACAATATCGTCAGTTAGTACCTTAACTAACAAAGTACTTAATACTGCTTCAAATACTATTACTGTAGTGGAAGCGGATATCTCGGATCTGTCCCACACGGTGGCGGCGGACCACACTATTTCGTCGATTAGTACTCTTACCAGCAAGGTTATTAACACTGCCAGTAACACTATCACGGTTGTAGAGGCAGATATTTCAGATCTGAGCCATGTAGTTGCTGACGACACTATTACGACTGCAAAGTTATCTGATGTAGCCGATTCTCCTGTTGCTGGGGAATGTGTAGTAGTGGCGACTGGCGGCCTTAATGTTGAGTACATTACTTGTCCCGGGAGCACGGTAACCTCTTTTACTACTGTAGACGTGCCATCAGGAACCGATCCCCTTGCTAGTGCTTCCGATACTCTAATAATTACGGTCGATTCGGCTTTTACTTTAACTGGAACTGCGGCTACCGATACTATTGCTTTTACGCATACTGCATTAGTTGGGGATGTTTCTGGACTCCCGGGTGCAACTGTAGTTGCTAATGATTCTCATACTCATAACGATACTACCGTAGATGGCTTAAATACCTCTGCAACCACTGCGGGGCAGTTTGTTTTAGCCCGACTTCCTAACGGGACTGCAAACCAGTTAATTAAAACAAATGCGGGAGCAACCGCGCAGGAACATCTTACTTTATCTGCTGAAGCTGGGAATGAGCTATCAGTAACTTTTGGTATCGGAACTATTGTTATTGACGCAATAGAAGCTAATTTTGATCTCTCTGCAATTGGGGGTACTTTAGGGACCGGGCAGGCTGCAATAGATTTCCGCTTAGAAAGTGAAGAACATGCGGGCACGGACCCCACAGCGGATCTGGAAGAAGAGGGGCAGATAAATGCTACGGTAGTTACAGGAAACTCTGCGGATGACCAAGTACTTCTTGGTTCGGGGGTTAATACTGCCGCATACGCAACAATACCTAACTGTAATACTGAGTTTAGTTTAAGTTATACGGCAGCTACAAATACCTTTAGTTGCGAAGCAGATTCTGATGTCGCAGAAACTAATGATTTAGAAACCACTCCCCCGGCAAGTATTCTGGACAACGAGGCATTTATAGGCACGGGAGCCGGTACAGGCACTTTCATCCCCCTGCCCGTTAACCAGTCTCTACTATTCAACGGTACAGCATTTGCTCAAGCGGCATCGACCGATCTTTCTAATACTGCGGATGTTGCTCTTTTGTCCGGGTCGAACACTTTCACAGGTGCGAACCACAGTTTCAGCCATGCATCTACCCCCACTATTACTGCTAAGGATACCACTAATAATGTTACTGTGATAATACAAGCGCAGGACACACTTGGGGTGATAGGAAACAATAGCGCGCATTCTTTACATATTGTTACTAGCGCCACCAGTAGAGCAAACGTAGACAATGCTGGGGCCTGGCATTTTATTGCTCCCACGTTCCGTGTCTGGGATTGGACTGCGACTACTGGAGACACGAAGGTTATATTCAAGGAAGGTCCAGGGCAATCGGGAGATATATTAAATGTTCAGAGTAACTCTGGAATTTCTTATATGGCTTTCCCTGCTGGGGGTGGCATTGACACGACCACGGGAACTATTACCTACGCCGATTCTGCAAATGTGGCGAGTGCCACAACAACAGCTTTAACGGCGGGGAATTTGTTTCACATTACCGGAACTACGACAATCACCACGCTAAATACCTGCGATGCAGCAAACAACGGGCGAGAGGTTGTCTTGATCTTTGATGGGATTTTAACTCTTACTGACGGCGGAAATTTGAAGATAGCTGGAAATTTCGTCACCACTGCTGATGACACAATCAATCTTTGGTGTGACGGAACCAACTGGTACGAATCCGGCGCACGAAGTGTGAACTAAAAGGAGTTCTTATGAGGTATTTTATTGTTTTGTTTTTATTTGTTAGCCCAGTCTTTGCACAGACTGTTAGCAGACAAATCACGTTGACGTTTCAAACATCGTCAATTGCTCCCATTAAGGCATTTTTGGCTGCTAAATTTATGGAAGAAACAGACACAGACAAAGATGGGGTGGTTAGCAATTCAGAAGCTTTAACTTGGTTTGAGATGAAGGCACAAGAGGTTGTTGAGGTGTTCAAGGGTCGGGCAATCCAGGAAGCGGCCCTTGTTGATGCTACTTTGCTCCCCCAAGCATATCGGGACGCCTTGATTGCCAAGGAAGCTGCTGACGCCTCTCTTAAAGCTGAAGAAGAAGCATTGCAGTAGATAGAGGATTAAATGTTTTTTAATCTGGTAGTATCGGTAGTAGCCCTTTTTCTACTTCTTAATTAGAGGTTAAGAGTACTTATGCTACACAGGTTTTTAGGTACTAGCGCAGTAATTTTTATGTGCCTTAGTTTAACTGCGGCGACGCCTTGGGCAGAGACATCCGCCGATCATGAAAAGAGATTGCGGAAATTAGAGCAATTAACCATACAACAAATTAGTGCGTCGGCTAATGACCGCGAAGCTATAATCAGGAATGGTGCTGCTATAACCGGGTTAGCTGTGGAGATTAAAGATGCAATTTCTGCGCGGGACGATAGGCAGTGGGCGGTCTTTTTAGCCATGTTAGCCGCAATTTTTGCAGGACTGGTTGGGCATTTTCGAGTAGTCAGTAGGATAAAAAATGGCTGAATTAGGACAAAGAGATTTCAGTTTAGGTTGGACTCCCGATGCGTCTGACGTAAATTCCCCCCCAGCCGGAAATCTTAAATTCGATAACCTGGAGTTGTCGGAGCAGGGGCAAGTTCGCCTAACGCGCGGAACTTCTGTGGTGGAAGACTTTGATCTTACTGCTAGCTCGAAAGTTCCCACTAGCTTATTTTCTAAAAGGATTGGGGCTACGGTTCACCGCCTCGCGGGTTTTACTGACGGAACTATAAAACCTGTGGGAGGGGCAAACCTAATCACCGGGGGAAGCTCCGGTCAAACTCCTGCATTTGGTTCTTATACGAATCAAGTGATAATGAATAATGGGGCGAGCAGCGATAAATGGGACGGCACAACTTTACGCACGCTAGGGGTAGAAACGCCGGCGGCTCCTACAGTTACCCTGCAGTCTAAATTAATTAAAGAAGTAGGCGGAACTCGTCTTAATTACGCCAAAATTATAGGAGCTTCTGTAACTTATCCCTCAGGTAACGTAGAAGTTGTCACCGAAGTTGGAACTAATATTGCTTCAATGCGGCTAATTCAAGCAATAGATGGCAGTGATCTGGGGGGAACGGGTAATGCCGCACCGGAAGATACTTTTGCATTAGATATTAAATCGCAGGAACCCCCAGGGTTAGTTAATTTACGTATTGAATTTTCATTAACCAGTTTATCGGTTCCCTACACTTTTCTTCAATCCTATCGGGTTGATCTCAAATTAGAAAGTGATCAGTTCGATCTCCAGACTAATAGCTGGGCGAAAGTACAGTTAAATCGCAGTGACTTTACCAGAGTTGGTACTGACACCACGTTAGATTGGTCAGACATCAAAGAAGTTTGGATAACCGCGGAGTACTCTGGGCCTAATGTTCTAACTCTTGGCCCAGAGATGTCCTTTACTGGTGGGTTAGGCACTTTTAATGGGGTATACGAATATCTTCAAGTTAATGTCTATGATAATGGGAAATATACTGCGGTAAGCCCGGCAGGGGTGTCCGTACAACTTATTTCGGACAGGGATAAGATAAACGTTGCTCCAGACGTTCCTACTGGTTGGGGAACTTCTGTAAATGAAATATGGATCTACAGGAAGAAACTTAACAATGATTTCACTAACCCTAGAGATATTTTAGGGGACACATACCATCGCGTTGCAACTAGAATTAACACCGTTTTATTTGAAGATTCTCTTTCCGAGGTCGATGCCGCTTTAGGTCCTATCGCTAACTTATTCTTAATTCACCCTCCTACAGACATGCAAGCGATTGCGGGGCCGTATTTTGGGAGAATGATTTATACGACGGACGATAAAATTTACCCCTCGCAAGCAGATAACCCAGATGCAGTTGACTCGCGGAATATCTTAGATGTTTCTGGCGCTTCTAATGAATTGAATTTATGGGTGCGGAAAGTGGGGGAGTCCTCTCTTTTAATTGGCACTACAAACGATATTTATGAGCTTTCGGGAACCGGTACCGTTTTAGCTGATTTTACGGTTGATTTTAATTTACGGCCTTTGGGTCTTGGGCACCCCCCTATTTCTGATGCAGTTACGGTTTATGATGATACTGCAATTTATTTTGCTAGTGATGGGTGGCGCGTCCTTTCAGGGGTTAGCAGCAAATCTATTGTTGGGGCTACTTCTTTACTTTATCGGAATGAGGCTAGGTACGGCAATCCATATGTTGACATGCGTAGTGGGAATACTGTCAATTCTTCTTGTGTAACCACAAAAAATCAGCTCTGGTGTTCGGTGACCCTTTCTGACGGGACGCGGCGGGTTTTTGTTTTTGACCTGATTAGACAATATTGGCGGCCTTATTTTGTGAACCCCACCAAGTTGTTTGTGGAGGAAGATGGGACTTTGCTGGCCATATTTACAAATGTTGCAGATAGGAAGATGCGTATCCTTGATACTGGGACGAAGTTAGACGGAAGCACTCATCAGCAATTTAACATAATGTCTGGCTATCTTGACGGGGGCGCGCCGCTCCAGAGAAAAGACCTTGGGCAAATAACTATTTGGGGAAATAGTGGAGGCTCGAATGTTCATATAGTGGTGCGCGCCGATAACGCTGCTGCAACTAAAGATTACGGTAATTTTGTTCTTTCGCCCACTGCTGTCCTTAACCTAAAGATATCTGATGCAGATGCGATCCACCTCAAGCATTCTTATCAACTAGAGATAGAAGATGTTGGCGGCGCTGGAGTTGCAGCCTTTGAGTTGTACTACTGGGCGGTAACTTACAACGCGCGCCCGATACCCAATAATCACCTAAGAGTTCTAGGCTCAAACTACGGAAGTGCGGGGCGGAAACGTTTCTACGAAGTCCCATTTGTTCTGGACCGTTTGGCTAACTCTGTCGTCGTAACCCCAACAGTAGACGAAGTGGAAGTTGGCGCGGCGGCCACGACATTTTCCGGCGGTGTGGCTGGAAAAACGGTAGAGCGCATATTCTTTACCTCTGAGCAAAATGGGCACGAAGTTGGCCTAGTCATTGAGGGGACTCTACTCACCGATCAGTTTGAATTCTATGAGATGCTGAAGCCTGAAAAGATTCAGGTTCTACCTGATCTTGTTAAATTCTACCTTACCCCCGAAACAAATCTAGGGAAATCAGGTCTTAAAAAGTTCGTTAGGCTTGCAATCGTTATCAATACTTTTGGGGCCAATGTTACGGTCACGCCCATTATTGATAGTGTTGCGGTGGCTACTTCTAATGCGAATACTCCTAATGCGCGAACGCATATTCATTATTTCACGACGGATGTCCGTGGGACCGATTTACAAATTAAGCTGTCGGGGGCAACCGCCTTTGAATACTACACAATTGATC